CGTACCCGGAGGCGTATAACGTTGAGCCCACGACCGAGAAAGCTGCTCTCGGTTAGACATCGGAGGCGTGGTCGGTTGAGTCCAGGTGCCACCTTTAGGTCCTCGATACCGACCCGTCATCGCCATCAGCGCATCCTGTCGCAACTGAGACACCGGAGCCTGACTCTCCTGCCAGGCTTTCCACGCCGCTTGGCGCTCTTCACGACCCCGTTCAAGATTCGATTGAGCTTGACGCAGCGCCCTGTCCTGCGTTCTCCCAGCCGAATGAGCCCCGTAGATGCTAGCGCCTGCGCCGGCAAGCCCAGCTATCGCTGTTGCTGCTGTTGCTGTTAGTCCAACCATATTCTCTCTCTCCCCCACAGCCCTTCGTGCTGCCCTCGAAGCCGGAGACTGATAGCCGATCTGGCTAATGGAACGAGACGGATTAGTTCCTAACACGCCCTCATACATACTGATCGCCTTACTGATGGTCAAACACGATTAGGCCGTCACCTGTTTAACGTACTGCACTTCCAGCGACACATAGCCAAGTCGATGAAACAGCGACCCGACTTTGTCATTCGGCGCAGCCACATACATGAGAGACGCCTCTTGATCTTTCGCCCATCGCTCACCATGACGCAACAGTCGCACAGCATCCGACGTGCCACGATCAGGAGGATTCACCCACCAAAACACCTCATTCGTGACACGCTCATTAGAAAGCGGGTGGTGATACACCACCATCCCCAACATACCTGAGAGATGCCGAGGCACCTTCACGCCGTCCGTCTCGGACACCAGTAACAAGCCGTCCGTGTTGTCGATCAGTGACGTCATCACGGTGCGAATCCGTGCCGGGTCACTGAAGAGCACCATGCGATACGTGGACGTGTCCACAAACGTACAGCCCATCTTCACCAGATCCGGCACATCCTCCAGTGTGGCATCTCGAATCATGCCATCGACTCCACCATGACATATAAACTGTATTGCATCGCCGTCGCCCCAGACGATGCATAAGTCGTCGCATACGTCACAACATCGTTCGCCACAAGCGCATTCGGACCCACATGGATCAGGAACGAGGCGTTCTGCTGTGTCGCCGTCGTGTTCCCGGTCATCGCGGCTCCACTCTGTGACTGCGCGACATCCCCATCAACCCACGAGATCGTGACCGTGAGACTGGAACTGGTCGACGCAGCAGTCGTAATACGCGCGCTATAACTCACACGGTACACGGCAGGGTCCAGTGAACCAGTGTCCACTGTCGTCGCACTCACAGACGCCGTCTGTCCAGTCGCACTGACCAACGCCAGCTTCCGTGACGCCCGGTTCAAGACATCGACAATCGACTGTAAATACCGCACCCATTCGCGTGTGACAATCTCATGCACACCCTGCAAGAACGGCGTGCGAAACGGCACCTGTGCTAACGCCATCGCTACCGGTCTCGCACACTCAGTTCAAGATACGCACCCGTGACACGCCACGGAATCGGATCGGACACGGCAATTTCGTACACACGGTCGTAGCCACGACCCAACCGACGCCAGATCGTCCGCACTCCGTAGTTGCCACGCTTCCCAGCCGACGCCCAATGTTCATTGCCCCACGTCTCACCACCATCGTCGCTCCATCGCATCATCACCTGTGGGTCGCTGCCCTGCCCCGCAGACACCCCCAGTCCAGACTGAAGCTCCACCTGAAGCGAGTTGTAAAACATCCAGTCGTCATTCACAGACACATGCGGCGTCCGACGCAATCGACGTAGCGGACCCCCTCCAGCATCCTGAAACTTCTCAATCGACATCTCATACACCGTTCCAAGCGCACGGTCCCCCACAAGATGTTTGCTGAAGGCATAGACGTGATACTGAGGTCGCCATGCCTTGTACTCCACGTCGTCCACATTCCATGTGCCGCGCTCATGCCAGAGTTGCGTGGCCGCATCAAAGACCCATGTCGCTTTCGCACTGGGAAAATTCAACCCATAAAAGCTATGCCCGTCTTCTTGATAAGTCCACGCAACCGCATCCGTAATGCTAATCCCAGCCCGAACATAGCCCTGAATGGCAAACTCCACCGCATGCGTGCTAATCCGCTGCGGCGTATACCCATTCGCCATCCAGACGACACCGTCGCCCTCTTCACTGCTCCCCAGCCAGATGATCGTGTTCCCTAAACGCTTCGCTGAATAAGGAGCGGCAATACCCTGTTCCAGAAACGCACCGGGAATCGCCGCAAAGGGAAACGGACTCGTGCCAGCGTTATACCAGACCTCTGTCGTCTGCTTACCAAAAAGCCAGATATCACGATGCGTCACGACTACGGATTGCCACGGGTCGGCTCCCGCCGTCCGTTGGGCATACTGTGTCACATCCCATGTCGTGCCATCGTTCAGATCCGACAGACGCAGCGTGGACGTGGTGGCATTTAACGACAGAAAAAACCCATCCAGAAACTCACCCTGCGTAGCACCAGACGCCAAGACCGTGGCAAACGCATTCGTACTCAACGTGAACACATACCCGACACCAGCGGAGGTGATGAAAATCTCATCACCCATGTCATTCGCCACCAAGGTGGCCGGGTCAACATTACGCGCCACGGTGCCGCGCACGGTCGGCGTTATCGTCTTGTCGTTGTAAAGTTCATAGAACGTCTGCCCGACGACCACAAAGCAGCGCCCGTTATGCTCCAGCATCCCACGCACGGGAGACTCGTCAAACGTATGACGCTCCTCACAGCCAGGTGTCGGATAAAGCGCGCTCTGGAACGGTTCATCCCCCACTTCGGAGGATTCCAGATACCAGTTCACGCACCGCTGCGTAGCTAAAATGGGAGACTGCGACACGTAGGAGGGACCGACGAATCCCGGAAACTTCATGCGAACTGATCCGTTCGCCAGTTATACCGTCCGCCCTGCGCGGTCAGCGCCGGATCAATGCCCAGTGTCGCCTTCGATAGATTGACGCGCTTGATGTCGGCAAATGATTCCCGCGCCAGTTCCAGCAGTCCGCCACTCACCACCGCCCCAAACTCCTGCGCGAGACGCAACGCCAGTTGATACCGCAGTGCCTCTTCATACCCCGGAGGAAACGTATACGCCGTGGTGAGATCCGCAAACTGTGTCAGCGCCGTTGGCACATACAGCACCAATTGCACATTGCTGTTGTCAGGAATCGGCCAGACACTCACCTTCGCCAGTCCCGCCGTCCACGCCTTGTCGTAATAGAACAACGTGGGATAGGTGCTGGTCGTGCCTTTGATAGCGACACGCTGCCACTCCTGCACCGTCACCGGGCCAGACACGGGAAGCTCGATCTTCTCCGCTGCGGACGCATTCCTGTCAAGAATCAGACTGCCACGCGCAATCCAGACCGGACGCACGATGGCAAACGTGCCGCCCGTGCCAATCGTATATTCCTGCGTTGACGCAGACAGGTCCAGCACATTGCGTATCACGGCATAAATCGTGAGACGATTCGTCGCCCACGAATCCACCATGTTGTTCAGCACGACCAACGCATCGGACACGCTGCCACTGTCTGCCGTTTCGCCAGACGCCAAGACCCCAATCGTCTTGAGCGACCGGGTGATCAACTCGTTGGCCGTCATGGCTAGACCCGTCTAGTTTTCGTCTTTGACCCCACACGCTTGGACGGCTGCGGTGCCTTGACCGAAAACGGACCATCCGGTGATTCCGCCCATCCCAGTCCCAACGCTTTCAGTTCAGCAGGCGTCTGGACAACGGTGTTGATCACCTCGCCGTCACATTTGGCGTAGACCATCTTCGGGTAAGCCTGATAGGGATAGCTCTCACTCATAAGGGACCTCATGGAAAGAACGGGGAGCGGAGAACACACCCCCACCCCCCGTATGGTCCTACAGTGACCCTACGCCTGCACTCGGCATGCGAGTTCAGGACGCAACGTCGCCCACCCGAAAAGCACATCCAGCCTGCACGGGAACTTATCAGTCGAGATGTCGTAATCGCGGATCATGCGAATCGACATGCCCAACTGACTATCGCTCACACGCGCAGCCATGTCTGTCCCTTGCGGGAGTGGCAAGTCAGCCATCGCCAACGTAAACGCATCACGGTGATGCGCGAGACCCTGTGGGGTCTGTGTGCTGGCAGCACCGATAATGGTCAACGCCGCGTTATCCACCGGCAATGCATCAACGGTCTGGAACGCACCGCTGCTGGTAATGGCCGGACTGATTGCCGCAGTGAGGTTGCCTGAACCATCCGAACTGACGTCGGCGGTCACCACAAACTGCTGCAACTGCGTCGTGGATTGACGCGACTGTGGGTTGACAGAGTTCACGTTGGCAATCGTGAAGACGTCACCCTGCTTCAACCGCGCTGCGGCTGACGCTGTCCACCCATCAGTGACCAGTGACGTCGCACCACTGGTCGGCACGCCATTGCAAAGCGGCGTGCCACCCAAGGGGCCAACCGTGTGTGTGTTGACGTTCTGATCCATGAGCCAGTCGAAACCAGCCGCCGTGCCCATCGTCCCCTTGCGATACTGAGTCGCCAGAGCCGAGGACTGCTGAAACAGACCCTTCAACGCATCCACAATCGTGGCTTGCATCAACGGCGTGATCACCACCGACCGCTGTCCGTCCATCGGTGCGGAGTTGTCATCCAACTTCACACCCGCTGAGAGATACGTCAGCAACGCCGTTGGTGTCGTACCCGGTGTCCCCACGCTGTTATAGATGTCCTTATACAGCGCCAATCCAGCATTATCGATCTTGTTCGCCACCGTGGCAGTCGCCGGAGTGATGAACCGCTGACTAAAGTCATCAATCTTCAAAGCGAGGTCTTCCGAGGTAAACGTGATATCGACACCAAACTGCGTGTCGAGCGTCACAGCGACCTGGGTTTCTGTCGCGTCTTCGATTGAAATCGCCGTTCCTGTCCGACCAATGTAGCGCGGTGGTTTTCTGACGTTCAGGACGGTGCCGATTTTCGCGCCTTCGACCCCGAACTTACTGTCGTATTGACGATTGACACCTTTGGTAAAGGCGAGGTTGTTCTCCAGTACACGAAGCGCCTCCCTCGTGATCATGGAGATCGTAAGCAAGGTATTCGCCATAAAACTGACCCTTCCAATGCATCAACACTTATCGTTCCCTGATCCCGAGTTGAATCTCCCGCTGTCGTTTGAATTCCTGATACGGAAGTGTATCCAACTCGACGGTTGATGCTGTCGCACCGCCACCAACAGGCTTGATGGGCTTTGGTGCTTTCGTGATAGTGGACGTCGATGAGGACGGGCCTGTGGAAGCATCCTCTAATCTCGCTTCAATTTTTCCCATTTCCTTAATTGCCGCCATCGGATGCAGACGCGCAATGCGGTCACACTCTTCAGGATTCCGCGAGAGGTGATACATCATCGCTGGTCCGAGGTCTGAATTAAGAACCGAATCTTGCATCGGTCGTGTCATCGGAAGGTCTTTCCCCTTCCCAACAACCGCATCGAAGTCCGGGTGCGCCTCTCGAAACGTGTCGATTCGCTCATGAAGAGTAGCGACACTCGTTTCGTGGGCCTTCTGAGCCTGATCCTGTTCGATGCGGACACGATGCTCAGATTCCTGTGCCGTCAGACGCTGGTCGACTTTCCAGTCCATCAACGCTTCTGCGTATTCTTCGTACGTTTCAAACTTGTCCTGCTCCGGTTTCCCGCGTCCTGACGTCGACGCCTCCGACGTCGTCGGCTCAGCCGTGGCCGTTGACGTCTCCTCAGACGCAGACTCGGCCGTCCCCTCAGCCTGTGGCTCGACACGCTGCGACTGTTGAGCGCGGAGACTATTCAACTGGTCCTGAAGATGATTGGCACGCGCCTGTTCTGACGCCTTCTCGCGTGCCAGTTGACTGGCGCGATCACGATAAGACCGGCCCCGACGACGACGCTTCCGTTTGGGTGACTCGTCCGTCACCTCCGCATCATCCGTCTCAGTCTCGGCTGACGCCTCAACGTCACCCTCGTCACCCCCAGACTCGGACTCGACGTCAGCCACAGACGCCGCATCAGCCGTCACCTCATCGCCAGACGCACCCGCTGTCTCACTCGCAGGTGACGCGCCATCGGCTGGAGTCGACGCAGGAGTCTCCGCATTCGCAGCCGTATTCAAGTCGGCCACTTGCGCTTCGGTATCGGTGGTGCTGGCGATGGTCACGGTCATGACTTACCGGTTCTTTCCTCTATAGTCTGCCAGAAAAATTCTGGCAACGCTAAATATCTTCTGGCAGCGGAGGTGCGACTCCAGGCGGACCCCCCGGCACAACTCCCTGCGGACCTCCCGGAGGAACTCCAGGCGGAACTCCAGGCGGACCCCCCGCAGGGACTCCCTGCGGGACTCCCCGTGGACCTGCCTGTGGAGGAGCGTCGACCGGTGGCATCATAGCAATGCGCTCATAACGGTCCTCTTGACGATTTGAAATTTCCACATTTCTCGAAATGAGCTGTTCCAGACGACCGATTTCCGTTTGCAGAATCTCACTCGCCCGTTGCTGTTCAATCTTCGCCAAAGCCCGAGAGCTCTCTCCCTGCTGTTTGATCTGTTCCAGTTGCAACCTGGCTTGCAAGTCACGCTCCTGCGCCGCCGCGTCAGCCGCAAGTTCACGCTCCTTGATCGCCACTTGCGCCTGCCGTTTGACCTGATCAGTACGCAACGCTTCCTGCGCCTGTTGATAGGCTTTCTGAATCTGCTTCAACTGTCCGTCGATCTGCTGCATGCGCGCCTGGACTTCAGGTGGAATATCACGCTGGTCCACATCGTCCTGCAACTGTGGCGGCAGCATTTTCTTTAACCGTGCCGCCACCTGCTTCGACCCAGGCCAATCCATGTTCTCGGCCAACAGGTCCCCGATCATCGGGAACGCATTGGGATACGCCTGGACAAACTGCACCAAGGAGTCTACCGCTTCCTGTCGACGTGTCTGGAAGCTCGGTCCCACAGACACGCTGACGTCGTATCGTCCAACACCAAGGTTATAGATGCCTTCGATGCCCGGTGGCATCTGCTCCACATCGACGTCCGATGGGGCATTCTCTGCACCCGCAAACACCATCACGTTTCGACGCTTTTCATCGTCACCGACAATCCGAATCACCCGTGCAATGTCATAAATGTTCGGCAGTAAATCCACCACGATGCGACCGACCTGACGAATCGCCCGACCAAGGTTGTCCAGATAATGCGAGTTCGCCATCTCGTCCTGCTGCTGACGTGTACGCAACGCCTTGCCGGATTCCTGTGGACCGCGCACGCCCAACGACGCATCGTTGAAACCGCCAGTCGATTTGAGGTCGTTGTCGCTTTGGGCAATCGCCATCGTCATCGCCTGAATCGGCGGTTCCCAACTCTGACGCTGGGGCGGCGGTGCCAGCTGCCCACTGAAGGTTTTCGGTTTGTATTCCAGATACGGGAAGTTCCGCACGTTCGCGTTTTCCCACTTGGCCTCATGGCCCTCAAACTGCCCTTCAGCCGCCACAAACGGCGCACGCGGAGCCAACGCAATCATCTCGGTTTCCGCCGAAACCCAGTAGTTATACATCCGTTGCGGGTCCTTCGCGTCTCTCACAATCCCCCGGTAATCCTTCACGCCGTTGATGTTAATCTCGTCACCCAACACCGGCACCAGCGGGATATACTTCCCAGGCCAGTCCAGCCCCCCCACCTTGAGCGCATCGCCCTCCAGTATTTCAGCGCCGTTGATGAGCGCCCACTTCACGGCACGATTCGTCACTTCACGCTCGGCCAATAACGTCACACCCTCGGGAAGCGCCGTCACGTCAGCATAGGTCTCGCGTGGCACTTTCTGCTTCGACCCATCGGGCATGAGCAGAATCACAACCTGCTCACGGGTTTCCTCCACGTAGAAATACTCCGCAATCCGCACACTGCCTTCCGGCATCCACTCCGCCTGTTGATTCCCTGACGAGGTGAATTCCGACAGGTTCACGAGGTCCGACAAGGGATAGCGGAAGGTATATTCATCCTTGGGAAGATCCTCCACGACAAACCCATACCTCGCGTCAGACCCGTCCGGCTTCTGTGCCGAAGGGTCCATATAGACCGAGAACGGATTCCCGACGCGCTCGATACGGATTTCCTGATTCAGATCCAGTGGGTCATCATCCACATAATCCGTAATCACACGAATATACCCACGCCCCATCGTGGCCTGATGGTCCCCAGCCGTACTGTAGGCCACATCAGCATCCGATTTGTTTTCGATATGCCGCACCACCCCTTGGATGACTTCCGCCACATCCTGGTCAGCATCATCACCCGTGGGATTCACGGCAATCGCCGGACGAGACGCTCGTTGGTTATTCGTGACCTGCCGAATAAACTGCGGAATGCGATTCACCGTCAGACAGGGACGACTGTCAGCGTTTCGCATCGTTTTCACCTGCTCAGGCCACTGCTCGGAGGCACGAAACTTTAAGTCCTCCAGCATGTTCTTCCGAAGCTCGGCCTCGGCAGAGACGACAGTATGAAAGCGCATGTGCGCGAGACGAAGAAACTCATCCCGCTCCGTCTGAAGCACCGACTCGACGTCATCGATCTCCACGTCCTCTTCCACCACCACCACCTGATACCCACCACCGGTTGGATCATCATGTGGCATACGTCTGTCCTCCAGGCACCGATGCCGCGCGTGCAGTCAACTGCTGAAACGCCTGACGATAATCGTCGCGCGTAAACCCATGCCCGGACCAGTCGACCCTGGCACGTCTCACGAATTCATCCCGACCCGTCGCCACAATCGTATGGAGCGTGGGGGCGTCAATCTGATTCAGAAGCGACTCCACCGCCATCTTGAGAAACTGCTGCTTGTTGAGAATGATATCTTCGGGATGACTCATTAGTGCATCCATCCCAACGTATCCGACCCCACGTCAATATACCGCACGCGAGGTAAGTCCTGCGCGGACGACGGTTCCACCGTCATCCACTCCACGCCCGACACAATCGCATACCGCGTGGCGTCCATTAAGTGATCATTCTGCTTCACAATACGCCCCTTCAAGTCACGACGATAGAGACGGAATTCCTCCAACCACCCGTGACACGACTGAAAGACCTTCAGTTGTCCAGTACTCAGCAGCCGCCAGACGTCCAGAATCCCAGCCTCCACCGCATTCGGAGCCACGTCCAGAAACAATCCCTGATCCACGTAGTCGTCAATCAACACCGTGCCATCGCGCTGGCTGCGTCCGCGTGAGGCAGGGTCAATGCGTCCCGGTATCCAGACCCCACGCGACCGCACCGCATCCGCATGAATCGACGGCTCCGCTTCGCCGCGCTTGTGAATGGCATACACATACCGGACGCCAGTTTCACGGTCGTGCGCCAACCAGACAACCGCCGTGCAGTTCCACCCGACATCCATCCCATACCCACGCGCATAGTGCGCGGGGAGATCAAAATCGGCAATGACAATGTCAGTTTCCGGCACAGGATAAATCGCCCCGGACCCCAGTTGCGGCACCCCTTTGGTTCTGGCGTCTCGCTGATGGGGCGGAATCGAGGCGAAGAGTTCCGCCTTCTCCGTCCCACTAAGATGCGGGACATCGTCCCAATCCGCCATCACCACGAATTTCGACATGCCGTCTCTCACCTCTCCTACGGATTAAGTCACCTTTCCACGAAGATCATCGACCACCGCTGCAAGCGCCGCATGCGCGTTGCGTAACGCCACTTCAGCGTCGATCACCTCTCCCACGGCATGCGTCAACGTATGATTATTCATCAGGTCTCGGTTGGTCACGTCCTCGGCAATCGTCAACAACGTCCCGGTCAGGTCAATCGCCCGCTGGCGCTTGGTCGCACTCGGGTGATCAATCACGATGTCCTCGACAATCTGAATGGACGAGGACACCGCCTTGAGGATGATGCCGGCCGGTCCTCCCACCAGCGGCACAAACGGCATCAAGCCTTTCAGCACGCCACTAATCTTTCTCCACGAGAGTCCCATCATGTCTCCTTGTCCATCATGCTTTACTTATCCGACGAAACGGCGAGTCGAGGCCGCGTCCACCAAGAGACCTCGGCGGTCGCGTCAGAGGTTGGGCGCTGGACTCCAACTGTGCCGTCCACTCCACGCGCCGACGCACACGCTCAGTAAACTGTGTCACATCCATCCCAGCCCCGCTTGTCCATAAGCGTAATATCGGATCAGACGCATCCTGAAGCCAGCGACGTGTGACCAGAAACTCTCGTTGCTCTCTCTCCGACCACGCCGACATCCGACACACCGTCACCCGATGCCCCACCTCCACCAGTTCGGCATCACGAATCGCCCGTTCCAACACCGCCACTGCAAGTTTGGTAATCCCCGCGAGACGGTAGCGATGCGTATCGACGTCACTCAACGGTACGATTCCATCCCCGTTCACGACGGGAGTCGTCCTCCAGGTAAAAATTCCAGCACCAACGGCGTCAGCCCCTGAAGCGGCGTAAACGTCAGCATCAACATCCCTCCCACAAAGTCCGGGGTCTGCGCGGTTCTGAGGAGACACTCAATGTAAATATCGTCCGGCGGCTCTTCATCCATCCAGATCCCGTGCTTCTTCGTGCCTTGAAACGCCTCCCGACGCTGGTCGTAGCTCTTAAGGCCTAACTCCGAAAGACACGGTGCCCCATGCACCTGCTCGACATGCTTCACCCACACCGTCTCAACCGCATCCGTCACTCCCGGCTTGCGTGAGAAATGTTCAATCAGATGTCTCGGAATAAACCCGGAGCCAATCGCATTCATCGGCCCCAACAATTCAAGCTGGCCAATGTCACGCACCGTCTTCGCCGTATCCCCAGCAGCCCAGAAAGACACCGGCTCCTCGAATTTGCGGCCCTGCCACCAGGAGGGATACAGGCCCGTCAGATGCGCGACCGTTTCATACGCGCCCGCCTGTGTCTTGCCAATCCGGTTGGCCGCGATCATGAGACGCTCACGGGCATGGCTTTGAAAGAAGGCGCTGTGCTTCCGATACAGCACACGGCACATCCCCACATGGTCGTCCACATCCGTGGAGTCCGGGTCACAGTCGGACGTGCAGTCAGGAAAATACCGCTCGAAACGCCCCTGCTGTCGCGTCTTCCGCGTCTCCGCAATCGCCGCCAGTGTGGCATCCGGCACCTCGTCCTGCGCCATAAGCCCTTCGTCTGCCGCTGTCATGTGTTCACCGGCCATCTCAGCCTTTCGGCTTCATCCCACGCAACGTCTTCGCCAGCCGCGCGCGTTGGCCCAGCTTGCCTCCCGCCTTCGCCGCACGATTCAACGTCTTCGCCGGGATCGTCTGCCCCGCCTTCACACCTAAACTCGTCCGCAACGCCCCAGGTTTCTTAATCGCGTCCTGAATCCATCGCTTAGCCATGCCCTTCCCCTCCCGTCTTAACCGTCAAAGTGTCAACCGCCCACCCCCAGTTTCATTCGGTGCTTGACGGTTTGACGCTTGTGTGACATCCCCCCCATAAAGCAATTAACCTAACCTTCAACATCATCCCTAATTTGAACCTCGCCCGTCTTACTATTGACACATCTCAGCGCATACGTGGCCCGAATCGGATGAGTCAAAACCCTCTCGCATTCCCACGTTCCGTTGTCCTCTTCGATTCCTGTTGGGGCAGCAGGAGCACACCCAGAACACCCGTCTACCGGAAAGGCAATCGCTATCAATAACCACAAAACTCTCATGACTCAGACGCCATGTAAATCTATCCAGTCCTTGAGCCTCACCACGACAACCGCGTCATCGTCTCGCTTGCCAGGCTCTTTCCAGACCACGACCCCCGTGGCTGAGCCAGTCTCGATAGACTGGTCATCAGCTTGCCCGGAAATCCCACGTAGCCACTCTCTGAGATACCCAGGCATCCGCTGCCGGAGCTTCAACTGATACACAAACGGGCCTGCGTCGACGTCAACCCCGTCCCGCTCTCCCGTCACCGGGATACGTCGACCGCCAACCTTCCTCGCAATCCGTCGCTCAAATGCCTTCCACGACCTGTCAGCCACGATCACCCTCACTGCAGAATCCGACAATGACGACACGCCCATCGCGTGAGGATGTCCCCCAGCCGTCATGGGGATACCGGCTATGGAAGAGGTCTGCCGGATACACCGCCAGCCGGTTCCGCTGCATCGGCACCACCTGCTGTACGCGCCAGCGGGATTCGTCCATCGACTCCTCAGCCAGCAGCCGGTCGTGTTCAGCAGCAGTGCCGGAAAACCGGTCCCCCCATGTCTCGTGCGTGAAAAAGGCCGTCCCGTAGCACGTCCCGTTATCAGAGTCCTGCGGAGTATCCTGGCTATACCAGACCCACGCATGGCTCGCGCCCATCCCCTGGTCCGAATGAATCCGCACCCCACTGTCCACCGTCGCCGTGGAACATCGGGCGAAACTCAGACCGTGAGACGACACCGGCATCATCCGCTCCACTTCCGTGCGGAGCACCTGACGGATCAGCGTGGGAATCGCCGCGATATTGAACGTCCCGTCAATCACCGTAAACGACGCCTCGTCGCGCAGCCAGTCCACCACCGCGTCCGGGTCGTCAAAGATGTCGTCTCTCCAAACCGGTGTCTCACAAGCTCGTCTCTCAGACATTGAACGTGAAGATGGCTTTTATGAACTTGTCACTTCCGCTTCACAAACTCCACGAGTAACGCCATCAGCGCCACGCCCGCCAACGTCCCAGCCTCGCCGTTCAGGGCCACGTCGTAGGTCGTTGCCGTCAGTAACTGTAACAGCAGTAACGTCAGACAGACGACACAGACACGCGCTAATCCGATCAGCGACATCCAAACCGCTGGCGTGGGACGAGACTTCGCCATCCGTCACCCTACTTCGTATACGCTGAGGCCGGTTTCGTGTAGGTGACCTTCTTGCCCGTCTTCTTCGCTGCCGCTTTGGCCTTGCTCACACTGCTAAACGTCTTGCGTCCGACTTTTGGCATCGTTGCTCCCTTCCCTTCACTTCAGTTCCCTTCTGTTCAGTTCCCTTCTGTTCAGGCGGAAGTTCCGGGAACTTCCGGGAACTTCCGGGAACTTCCGGGAACTTCCGGGAATTTCCCGTAATTTCCGGGAACTTCACGTCATGGAACTGAATTTCCGGGAAAAATTGGCACGCTGGATTCGTCGTCATTCCCCTGTCCTGGCGGTTTTTCTGACACCCCTTCTGCATTGTAGTGACCCTGTCTCGCTTTCTGCAACTGTGGGAATCCGTGGACGTGGACTTTAGGATGGGTCCTATAGGTATAGGGGGGTGCCTCGGGATCGAAAGATTGTTACGGGGGGGGTGGCAGCCCAGGAAGCGGTCACAGCTAGGCTGGATTCAGCGCCTTCTGACGACCCTGGCCCGTCACCTCGCGTTGCAGCTCACCGATGATAGTGTGGGCTGTCTCCAGCCGGTCGAGCTGCTCGTCGCTCATGCTCGCTATCACCTCTGGGGAGAAGGTGACGATATGTCCGTGTAAGTGCATGTGCGTCTCGCCGCCCTGAAGCATCCCCAGGTGCTTGGCGAGTAGAGATAGTGCAGACGTCCTGTCAGCAAGACGCACACTAGACAGTGCAGTCTGTCCGTCCCGGTCAGTGAGCGAGAAGGACGACAGGCTCGATGCCACGTCCTCTGGTAGGTCTTGTAATGGCCTGAGCTTACCCGTGTCAGGGTCGACAAGTTCCCTGACGTCAGCGAAGGCAAGCCGGCTCACGGCAGCAAGCACTGACTCTTGGGTGAGCGCCATTGCATCAGCTCGACGAGTCAGCAGACGCTTCAGCGCTCTCTGAACCCGAACATCAGCCAATAGCCGGGGACCCGCAGATTGACTACTCTCTGCGCTGCAATCTGGATACGCCCGTCGGTACGCAGACGAGGCATTGAAGTCAACGCAATAGGCGTCTATGAAGTCTTTTTGTCGCCCGTTCAGCGGCCGAAGAGGTGCGGTCATGCGGGGATATTACACCGGTCCTGGTAGGCATCGTGCGTGCGGCATCTGGTTAGCACTTGACACGGCTCACGGTGTGAGCTACGATACCCAGCACATGACGACGACACCACTTATTGAGAATGTGAAGAAACGGGCACATGCGACGGCTGGAGACGACGAGCAGCTCGACTTCTACGCCGCTGCTCGCACGCTGGGATCGACAGAAGCAGACGCAGATTGGATCGACCAGCATCTGACGATCCGCCAGCTGCGCGCAGCTGGTGCAATCTGACGAGGAGGCCGCGCTCAGGAGGGCGCGAAGACATGATGAGTGACGATGGAACAGCACTGTCGGCGAGAAGAACTGCTATCACCCAAGCCGTCAAGGGGGAGGGTTGGACTCGCCGTAAGGCGATGGTGAGAGGCGGAGAATACCCGGTAAGCGACGTAGAGCGCACCGTCACCGTGAGCGCCGACGGGCGTTTCAGAATTTACCCATCTGGATCCATGCGTCGAGTGAAGAGTCACGGCTTTTACGGTCACGTATACAGAGGGTGGCGGTGGTCAGGCTACCGACTGATGGATCTGCATACAGAGTCACCCAGCTACCCCTTCCTGTGCAGGCAGGAGTCGGTAAAAGGGATCAAGGAAGCTATTGCAAGGTGGAGATTGACTCAAGCGGCAGCGGAATTGGGCCGAATTTAGTGCTCGGTAGGAGCCTGGAGCGTTGCTCCAGGCTCCGGTCGGAGCACCTAACCAACACGCGCTCAAGGAGGGCGCGTAGACATGACGACGACACCACTTGGACACCAGAACCGCTATGAGGAGCTGTCTGACTCAGACAGGCACCTCATCGACCGGGCCTGTAACTCGCTCGCGTCCGGCTACACAGTGCCGTTCGGCACTCCTATTGGCACTGACAACTGGTGCCGCCCAACGTTGACCTTACTTCGGCTACTGCTCGGAGAGACTCTTGAGTATGTTGTCGGAGAAACCGAGAAGACAGAGCATGAACGGCTCGTCTCCCTCTTAGGAAAGATCACGCTACGTCTCAATGCATTGGAGGACATCTGATGGTCGTCCGGGTGACGTACGCGATTGCAGTACTGGTCAGCGCAGGCTGTCTGGCCCTGGCGCTGATGCGCGCGGGGGACGGACATGCAGACACTCTCACAACCGCACTCTGGATGGCTGGCGTGACTGGGACTATCTGTGCTCCAACTTGGATCATTTGTCGGAACACCTAACATCGCTCCAAAAACAGGAAAGGACGCAACATGGCTAGCACACACACAGCAACAATCACCCTGGAAAACGGCGTCACAGCCCTGCAAAGCTACGGCACGACCGTAGCGGCGCTCATCCCTGGACGTGGATGGGTGCGTACAGATCGGTACTTCTCTAGGACCACATCCAAGCACGCGAACGAATGGTTGCGTCAACACGGCCACCGAAACGGATCAGCCTACGTGATCCCGCATGATGATCTGGTAAAGCTCACGTCGCCGATTTACTCAGCACGCTAGCCGGTCGCCAGTTTCAGCCCAGCAGCCCACGAACGGCTGCTGGGCTGTGTAGTGGCGATGATCGCTACTGTCCCCAGGAGGACGCAACATGGCGAGCACACACACAGCAACAATAGAAGTGAAGAAAGCACCGAAGAATTGGAAGCCGTTCCGGCTTCTCCGAGTCACGAAATGCAACGGCACATGCTGCTACGTCCAATGGTCGACGACTAGGGATGGACGGGCGGATCGACGATCGAGAAGGCCGGACGATCGGACGTGGGATGAGGCGCTGAAGATGCAAGGCCTGCACGCACAGTGGACTCAGCAGACGTCTCGATCCAAACGGACTGAGCGTAGAGTGCAGTCTATTCTGGACGACGTGAATGGCCGGTCGACACGGCATGTCTTCACGAGTCCAGACGAGATCCTACAGTGCATGGACATTGCCGAGTGCAGGCGAGTCACACTGAGCCTCACGAAGCGCGACTCGCTCGGTATGCGAGTGCGGTGTCACTCTGGCCTGAGCGTGTCGAAGAGCTATAAATACCAACGGACGGGAACAGAGGTCGTCCTGATCTATCGTCGCTCCGGGTGGTACATCGAGGCTATCAAGTCAATTCAGCTATACCCGACGGAGGGCGGCCTGGTCGACCCGATCCTGACGCCAGGTCAGGCCAAGCTTGCACTGGACGCCTACCAGCGCACACAGTTCAGCCTGCAACAGTGAGCAACACTCAAAGGAGGACCACTAGATGAGTAGTATTAAAAAAGCGGAGCTTGAACGCCAAGTGCGAATGCTGAATAACGTCACAGACGGCGACTACAGCCTCGACTGGGCGTATGGCGGCGTCAGAGTTGAACGGGCGGGCGGTAGCGTGGACGTCACGGAGCGAGGGTCGAAGCGTGCCGTCCACGCCATGCTACGTGGGATGATCCATGTGGCCGTTTTGGAAAATCTGAACCCCTAAAACATCGATCCAATTCAAACAGGAGGGCGCGTCATGACGAGACAAGCGGTTAAAACTGATCTTGTGACTGAGGATGGTGAGCGCATCTACGACCTCGACCCGCTCGCTTCTGAATTGTGGGCGATTGCAGGCCCGGACGGCCTGGACCCAACCACGATCTGGCCTGATGATCTGCCGACGGGCTGCCGATGGCTGAGCGACGACGAATGGGCAGAGAGCGAGACAGACGCTAGTGCCGAAACCACCAAGCAGCACTGCACTGGTTGACAGTGATACTGTCATCGTGCTAAGCTACATTTACTGTCTCGGGAGGGGCAGATCATGAAACATCTAATGACACCGGAAGAATGCAAAGTTTGGACGTGGATCTCAGGACTCACCACCTCGAAAGAGCTACAGGACGCTACGACATACGTCGACGGACTGAGCGCACTCATCGCGAAGCGTCACGATGCGATCAGGAAGCGTCACGATGCGAGGAAGGAGAGACTCTTGAGTCTGTTGACCGTGCCCGAGAACTGCGACTTCTGACCGTAACTACGGAAACTTTGACCGTAGCTACGTAAACGTTGAGTCTTGATCATTCAGTCTCTAGGAGGGACTAATGCGAACCGAACCCACGACGTCAGACAGAAACACGCACTTTGCAGCCTTGATTCACGCGGCAGTCACTGAGCCTGGAGTGCTGGCCGATTGCTACAAACTTTTTCACAGCTACTCGCCGTGGAACGTGTTTTGGGCAATGGGTCAGGCTCTCGCCTTGGGAATTGAAGTCGGGCCCCTCTCCACCTACAAGCGGTGGAAGGCGCTTGGCCGGACAGTCAAGAAGGGCTCTAAGGCAATTTTTATGACCATGCCACGTTTGAAGTTTGCACCAGACCCCGAGGACCCAACCAAGAAAATTCCTGCCGGCCAGTATTTTATCTCTGTGCCTAGGTGGTTTTTTCTGTCGCAGACCGACGGTCCAGACGTGGCCGTCGAAGCCGGCGATAGTGTGCAGTGGGACAAGGACATGGCGCTCAAGGCTCTTGAGATTACCGAAGAGACCTTCAGCCTAGCTGACGGGAATTGCGGTGGATACGCGCACGTCACGGGAGACAAAAAAGGCACCATTGCAGTCAATCCGGTACACCCGCACCCCTATCGGATTTACTTCCACGAAATGGCCCATGTGCTGATGCACAGTGAGACTGAGACCGTCAAGGCTGAGGACAGACCGCCGTCAAACATTCGAGAGCTTGAGGCCGAACTCACCGCCTATATCTGCGCTCAGACCTTGGGCCTTGATGGAGCGTCAGAATCTCGCGGATACATCCAGCAGTGGTTCACTCACAAGACTGTTCCTGAGACGTCAGCCAAGTCTGTCTGCGAGACGGCGGCAAAGATTCTCGCTGCTGGGCAGTCGAGAAGACAATAAGCCGACGCCTGGGACCACCACAGAGACCCCGGAGAAGACTATGTCATTCCCACTCTACACAGTCATCGTCTCAAGCCAGCACGATGATTTACGTGACTGGCATAACAACGGAAGTCCGTCAAACACCGTTCAGCACTACGCGCTCAGCGTGAGCGGTGCTCGGCTGATCGCCTATCGAGAATTCGTCTATCTTGGACGACCACCGTCTATCGGACACGACCAACTAATCTGGACTGAGCAGGACGACAACGACGTTGTGCTCGCGCAGCGTGACACCTGGCTTGCTGACCACGGCTACTCGATCACAATACGTTATCTGTGCGACCTCCGTGAACCAGAGAGCTGAGACATTCGTAATGACACGAGAGACCACCACCGGGCTCCGAGAGGCGCACCTAACCTGGCTACTACGGTTTGCTGGGAGCGACCTGCCAAAGTTCCGAAGTAAGGAGTCCAAGGAAGCTCGCGATCAGATCAAAGAGACAGTCGTCGGCGAGGTGTGGCACGCGAAGCGGCTGCTATTACATCGGTGGTTGACTCCGATGGGTCGCGGTGAGCAGCAGTCGGTGATTGAGGAGCGTCTTGACGAGTCACGGTTCAGGCGACAGCTCAGGCTACCGACTGAGGATGAGGTCCGACAGCTCCACACGTGGTTGGTGCGCGACCTGGCACAGACTCGACCACCGGGCATGGAACTGAATCGGTCAATCAACACGAACAGCGTGTTCCTGCCCATCTCGTACGCGAGGAGTCCGTATCAGCCGGTCGTGGTGCGTAAGAGCGACGACTACAAGCGGTTGCTGTTTGTGAAAGATGAAGACGTGTATGTCGCCTCGGCCTTTGAGCTGCTAAGTGCGTTCGGTGATCGAGTTCTGCGCTGCGAGGACCAAGACTGTGACCGGTTGTTCGTTCGGATACGCCAGATGAGGTATTGCTCGGATCAATGTTCCGCTCGGGTTCGCATGCGGAAGCACCGTATCGAGAACAAGGATGCTGTGAACGCGAGAAGGCGAGAGAGATATCGGTAGGCCACGAAAGTAGAGGCTGAGCTGAAGAATATGATCCCGATCTTTTACGGTTACGTCGAGCGCGGCGTCGTGCGCGTCGACCATCGTGACCGGATGCGATCGTACCTGATGTCGTTGGACGGTGAGCGGGTCGTCGTGACCGTGCAGAAGGCCGAGTCCGGCCGCACGATAAACCAGAATAGATACTACTGGCTGATCGTGCGCATCGTGGGCGACCACTGCGGATACAGCGCCAGCGAGACTCATACAGAGATCAAGAAGCGCTTCGGCATAACGACGTCTAGTGCGGCGCTGACGCTAGAGGAGTTTTCGGAGTATGTCGAACGGGTCGTGGCGTGGGCTCAGACTGACTTGGGTCTGACACTCCCTGCGCCGGACGAGGTGCGCTAGGGTCGTCGGGTTGGATCGACACCGCCCATCGGTCAGCCAGTCCGATCACGAGACCGGCTGTGAAGGCCAGCAGAATCGCGTGGGTCCCGTACGCCATCGGCCAGCGTAGCTGGCAGTAGACGGCCGTGCCGCCCATGAGCACCGCTGAGACGTTGAAAAAGAATGACAGGTTCACGACGCGTTCCTGAGCTTTGACCGGTCTTTGAGGAGTGCGTAGAGCGACGCTTGTGTACGCGTCAGCTTTTTACCGAGGTCGTGTAACTGCGTCAGCGTCAGCGACGTGAGTAAACGATACGATTCTCGTTCGCGCCTGGCCTGCGCGAGTGCCTGGTGCAGGACGTCGACCTGGAGGTCAGTCACCGTCTGCCCTCCCACGGTCTCACGACACCGTCCCACGGCTCTATGCCCCAATCTGTGCGCCAGCGCCTGGGTGGTCCGGCACTTGAAATGTCGATGCGCTCGCTGTCAGGGTCGCCCACACCGCCACGGAGCCCCGGATACCAAATCGTGTCTTTGGAGACACGGATAATGCCAGGCATCACCGTTGGGAGGTCATGCGTGAACGCCTCCGTAATACTGTGAATCGTCTGGTCGCCATCGGGTCGCCACACGAGATTGCAGAGGACACGTGCCTTCGGGGTTGTGACGTTCCCCGTACCGCGCGCACCACCCACGCAGCACGCCACCGCACGGTCAGCGGCTCGGGATTCGGTATATTGATGGTGCTGGGCGGCACCCCCTTCGGCGGCACTGTGTTCATACGCCACAACGGTGCGGCCACCTGCACGCGACACTACCTGACGGGTATAAGCCTGCAACTGCATTCGGGTATCGCTCCGCTTCCCTTGAAGCAGTATCAGACAGTCCGCGGGAAGTTTCGCAAATTGATCGGCACGAATCGAGTCCATATGCTCCGAGCCGTGGAAGGCTACGTGAGAATGCCGCGCTCGTAATTCGTGGAACAGGCTTCCGTATTGCGTGGAGCTGCGTCGTTCGTCGATCTCAAATTCTGGAATGATCCAGGCGAACTTTCCAGCAAACTGCTCGACTACTGTTTCGCACCGTTGGATCAAGATGTCAGGACTGATCTCATCGGTGTCTGATCCCGACGCCCCACGGTCGTGCAGTACGAGGTTGGGGGTCAACCCTGCCTCAATCGCAAGATCCAAAAGCCGTCCGGTGCGTACCAAACTGTCTGTATTCTCGAACGTGTTAATGTCGAAATCGCCCGCCCACCCGTGATCAAAGAACCGCTTGCGATAGATCCATTGCAAATAAACGTCGAGATGGATTGCCCCACTAGATTTGCGTTTCGCAAGTAACTGCGGCCAAATAGACTCTGAACACGACAAGATCGACGGGCCAAAGTACGGATAGAGGAACGACCCAGTGTACGGGTGTGAGACAAGGTCAGACGTCAACGACGACCGCCCTGGTGTTGGCTTTGGCGTCAAAGGATGCTTCTTCGCCCACTCCGGTGACGCCCGAATGTCCTCCCGTATTTTCGCGACAGTCCAATCGTCTTGGGAGGCTTTTCGGGCATAGAAATCAAGTCCAACCTTGTCGGGCTCGCGGAATAATTCTTCGAGGTAGATCGTATGGATGGACGCCTTTAGCGCCTCCTGATCCTCATCCTCGAACGGGTCGACCGCTACCACCACCTGGGGCAGCGGTCGCAGGGGCAGCGCATAGAGACGACCATGATGGGAACGCACAGTCTTCCAGTCGTCTGAAATCACAAACGTTTCCCAGGCGCCGCGAGTCTCTTTGGGGCGTCGCACCCACGTGCCCCCCGGCTCTTCGGACCACACATGAGTACCGCTCGCGCGGAGCACCACTTTCGCCATGAGTCTTGTCCCTTCTCAGCATGAAATAGAACCACCGTACATCCACCCGTCACTGACAGGCCCATCAACCGTGCATCCCTCGACAATCCGCTGAACAGCACGCCGGCTGCTTCTTCCTTGTTGACCTTCGGCCTGTACGGACGACGACGTCAGTGTGACCGCCACCAACACCCACACGCCGACCACCAACGCCGCGAGCAGTATACGAGTCTCCATGTAATGCTCTCCTTCCCTGTAGCTAGCGCCACTCCCGGTCTCACCCGTCCAGGTGTCCGCTACCCCAGTATGTATTGGGTGATCCTGCGATGGCCACCCGTCCGCCGACCTCTTCGCCGGACGGGTCGAATTCTCCTGTTTTACCCCAGTTTTATTAGGTTCGGGACGCTTGGACACCTTGTTTCACAACACGTCGCCCTGATCCGCCAGCAGTGAGTGCTGGCGGTAGGCGACCCACAACTCGGCTTTCTTTTGATCGCGGGCCTCGGTGGAAAGCGGAGGCGAACACGCGACGAATTGCGGAGGCTGACGTGGCTCTGGGTCCCTGTCAAGGAGCAGCCTGAAGGCTCGCAATCGCTCCGGGTCGTGGGTATACGGGTCTGATCGCACAGTCTGTCTCACCATCAAAAAAGACACCGTGGGTAGATGTCACTGCAATGCCGACTGCAATGTGGGGTGTGTCTCTAAGAGACACACCCCACATTGCAGTGACGGTCACACGATACCGCGTGTGGCCGGTCCAAACGACGTGGGCGGATCACGGGTCGTCCACAGCGCAAACGGCTGATGACACTCCAAGCCGTCCTCACGGGGGGGACGATGCACCTCCTCCCAGTGCAGCCAGCCCCCGTCGATATGCGGAATCAAACAATCTCCGCAGATCACGCAGACGACGTACTCAGTCTGGTGGCGACAGAGCCAGCGTTCCAACACAGACTGCGTCACGTCGTCCCAACGTATGTGTTCCGTCATGACCCCTCCTTCTTTGCTGCCTCGTGGGCGAAAACGTCGACCAGGGTCTGACCAGTCAGTCCGTCTCTGCGACGTGCCCACGTTCGTGCCGTCGTCACGTCGCGCAGGACGACGACTGCTCCGCCAGTCCAACCAGACATGAACGTCCGTTGGTCCTTGGTGAGTCGTCTGGCGCTCGGCGGCTTCGCACCGTCCTTCACCTCGACCAAAAAGGTCTGTCCAGCGAGCCCGACGAGGAGGTCTGGACAGCCGACGGCCACGCCGGAAACACCGTAGACAACGGCTCCGGCATCCCTCAGCGCCTCGATAATGGCAGATCGATTTGTGTCCACGGCTTCACACGTCCGTTCCGCATCAGTAAAAAGGGAGCATGGCCCTGGTGTCCGCACCGCGCCGTTGCCACGACCACCGGAACGTCTCCACCACGCCTGGACGGACGTCCAGACTGTGCTTCTCGCTCCACGATCAAAAGGTCACCACAGACATCGCACGTCGTCGTGTCATACCCGCACTGCTCCGCTGTCCGCCGGCCACCAGTCACCACAGACGCTCCTGACCCTGGTCTAGCTTTCCGACGCAAGTGTATTCAAAGAGATTCCCCAGACGACGTTTGCGGATATCGTACGCGCCGAAGCGCGGCTTCCGCAGATTGCGGAGTTGGGCGCTGATGGAGGCCTGTGGGTCAGACGTGCGTGCGGCAATGCCGTTGAGTGTCAACCAGCGTCCATCCTTCACTGTCTCATAGACGCGCTTCAGCTGCCCCGTCAGACGCACTTTGTCCTTCGCAGCAATATACGTGTCCCCGTCGAAATCAGGGGCCGTAGAGGGCCGCTGAGCGCGTGTCACGCCCGGTTCACCAAACGCTTGTGTCGGGTCAAACACGATTCTCCTCTTTGACTGTTTCACCATGTCCTCACTTTCTCTTTCAGATCAGATTCCCCGGCAGGCTGCGGGTCCTCGGCGGTCCGTTCCCTGAACCGTTGATACTCCCCGTCGAATACCAGATCAATCTCGCCCAATGGTCCGTTCCTGAATTTACGCACGGCCAAGACGGTCCTGTCTGGCACCGTGTCGTCCGACACGCGCGCGAGCATCCAGACCAAATCAGCATCCTGCTCGATTTCACCGCTGTCTCTCAGGTCTGAGAGATACGGGAGTCCACCGCGCGCCTCCACCGCCCGGTTCAACTGGCACAGTGCGAGCACGGAAACGCCGCAGTCGTGGGCAATCGCCTTCAGCCCCCGGCTCAGTGTGCCAACTTCAGCCGTACGTGACCGGTAGCCTCGCGTATACGACGGAGGATTGAGCAGTTGTAGGTAGTCGACCACCAGCAGTCCGCCGCGCTGCACCATCGCTCGACGCAGGTCACCGAGACCCAGTCCGCTGCGGTCGTCAATCTGGATCGGCAACGACGAGAGGGACTCCACGCTGGAGGCAATCCGACGATATTCCAGGTCGTTCAGGTCCCCACGACGCAGGTGACCGAAGTCCACCGGCCCGGTCGAGGAAAGCCAGCGCATGGTCAGCGCCGAGGCCGTCATTTCTAAACTGGCGACCCAGACCGGATGACCGGCTTCCGCCACGGCCAGTGCGCTCTGGAGCGCCAGTGCCGACTTCCCGCTGCTCGGGCGACCGGCCAGGACGGTCAGTTCCCCAGGCCGATACCCCGCGCCCAGCCTGTCCAGCGACGGCAGACCGGTCGGCAACACGTCGACAGGGCAATCCATCTCCTGGATCAAGGCCGTCAGCGCCTCGCTGAGCGGTTTCCCGCCAAATCGTGCCAGCCGCACGGCCTGTTTGATGTGGTCAATGACCTGCTCCGCCACCGCCTGCGCTGTTGTCGCATCCTCGATGCCGAGGAGCGCCGCGTGCAGCGTCTGCGACACCGAGCGTCGGTCGCTCAGGTCCACCAGCGCCTCAGTCGCGTCGGATAGCGAAAACGAGGGAGGCACCGCCTCCATGAAGTCGGCAATCTCCTGAGAGGTCAGCTCCTCCACACGGGCCGTCCAGGGTGACGTGCGCCCATCGAGAATCTCTTGGAATAACGCCGCGTGTGTCGCCACGAAAAAGTCGTCAACCGTCAGGCGCTCGCGCACTTCACAGACCCGATCAGGAGACTTGAGCAACGTACCCAGTACGGCCTGTTCCAGGTCTGCCTTGTGCGGATAGGGCGTGTTCACAGGTGGATTCCTCCAGTCAGTCAGGTCACCGAATGGATCTTGAGGTGCGTGGCAATGTCTCCGATCAGCGATTTGAGCATCGGCAACGTCCGCTGGTGCCCAACCATGAACTTCGCCTTCGGATGGTTCTCAGCGTCGATACGTAGGAAAAACTCCGTGATCTTGAGCAGGTCGTCCGCGCTGTACGCCTCGGACATCTCATGTGCCGCGTGCAGGTCTTTGGTCTTTTGTATGGTCGTGTTCCCGAGGTAGGGCTGGCCCTGGATCTTGCGATACAGCTCCTGATAGTGCGTGAGGTACACCCCGGCGGCAGAGACGGCAGTGCCACGTCCGTTTTGTGGAGCGACCACGGGCGTCGTCAGCGACGGCGGGTCAGGCAGCTTACTAACCGTCCGCCGATGTAGCCCGGATTGATGGTCGTTAAAAGCCAGAATCGCCACATACTGCCGGTCCTCCACCAGATACAGTTCAATCAGACCCACGCGAGACAGTAACTCCAGCGCAGCCTGGAAGTCCGTTTCACCTCGACTCGAAACCGGCCAGACACGGTATTTGATCGTGAATGCATCCCCCTCCAATCGTCCGAAATCGTCCGACCAGGCGACGAGCAACGGGAAGAGCGCAGCGGAGAATTCGCCCAGTTTTCCGGTGAGGGCCGCAAACTTGCGAGAGGTGCCCAACGTCCGAGAGATGATCCGTCCGCGCGCCATGGTCGTCTCCTCCGCTCACTCACTACTTCGCCTGACAAAGATCATCCTGCGTGGGAATGCATCCTCGTCGTCTAGCGACTGGATACTCCCCACTCCGTCGTGGACGTCGCGGTGGTGCTGTCGACAGGTTGCCACGAGATGCGTTGCTAGGGCGCTGTCTCCGACATTGCGGCGTCCGATACCACCGATGAGGTGGTGGACTTCGTCTGCTGGAAATCCGCACCGTACGCCAAGCTCCCAAATCTCACAGCGGCCCTCGCTACGGTCGAGAACTTTGGCGCGCTGTTCACGTTGGAATTGTGCGTGATCCATGCGCTTCCGGCGTGTCACTCGACGCTGCGGTTCCGGCTTCGGAAACATTGTCGTCGTCCATGCAAATAAAGAAAGACCCGATAGATCCACACGGCTCGGGTCAACACCGTCAGGAGACAGCACGTCTAGGGCGCGCTGCCGTGGACTGGAGCGCCGTGGTTAGCACTAGAACGGAATGTCATCCGCAGTCACTTCCGCGCGTGCGGGTCTGGCCTTGGGCACAAACGCTGGTCCTATTTTCAGACTGCCGTCCGGGCCTTCGTTGCCGGACTTCGTCGGACGCTTCTCCGCCGCTGCCTTCGGCGTAATCGACGCGACGTCCAGCCAGATCGTGAAGTCGAGACGGTCGTCGTTCGCCAGTCGCACCGCCTCCGCCAGCGCCGACTTGTTCACACTGCCCGAGAGCAGTGCTTTCCCGCTCGGCAGCGTCTTCAGAAATAGCCCTGTCAAATACGACTCTTTTTCATGCGGCATCATGTCCCTCCGTTAATTTATGGAAACGACGAAACTTGGCGACCGTCAAGGCTGACGCCCACAGAACGTCGGCCTCACCACCCACCCCGTAGTCCTCCACGGTATACGTGCCCTTTTTATTGAGGTAGACACAGATACGGCACAGCTTGCCGGCTGACCGTGGCGCTTCGCCCTGCACGACCAACTGCCGGGTCACGAGTGCCGAGTAGGCAGCAAGCTGGACTGGATGTGTCGGAGTCTTGACCCCGCTTTTGATGTCCACAACACACCGACGACGTACGCGACTCCGACCATTGCCAGATGTCGCCCCCTTCGCTTGCAGGAGGAGCGTCCCGACGCGATCAATCGTGCCAGCATACCCAAGATCAGGATGCGCCAACGCCCACTCGGTGCGAGAAAACTTCGCGCCTGTGTCTTCGACAAATTGCGCCCACGCCGTGACATAGGGCAGCAGCGGATCGTCTGCCAACATCGACAGGTCGACAAGACCCGCATCGAACTGTTCTGTCAGCGCATGCACCGCGGTGCCTCGGTCCCGAGACTGCGGCGTGAAGTACGCGGTTCTCACCAGTCCTGCGTAGCCCAGCGTGGCGCTCACGCTCATCAGTTCCACCGCAAGCTCCCGAAGTGGACCCCAGTGGTACTGATGCGTGTCGGCATCGAACCACAGCGTAGACACGTCGCTCACTCGAACACCTTGTCATCTTTTTCCTTGACCGAATTGACGAGCTTCGTCAGCGCCTGATAGGCGTCGTTAAGATTCGTACACCCGTGGATCGCCTGACGCTCCTGCGCCTTCGTCAACGCTGTGCCTGAAAACTTTGCCAGCACGACAAAGCCATTCCGCAGACGCTGGTCTTTCAGCATCACGGTCGAAGACATCTTGGCCTGCGGATTGTCGTTGACCTCTCCCGCTGCATTCCCGTCGTCGTCAGAAAGTTCCGCCAGAAGCGATTCCTCCTTGGGGTCGACGGGTGCCAGGCCGCAGATTGACAACAGTCCAATGCGTCGACCGTACGTCATCGCAGACGCATACGCCTGACTCGTGTTGCCAGCCAGTGCCTTCTCGCTCGGCTGGATCGGCATCACGGTCTCCATCCACTCGCCAGAGACATGCAGCAGCCTCGTCGTGACGGCAAACTGATTGCCGACCAGACCGCCGCCCTGGACCACGACCAACCCGACACTGGCGAGATCCTGCTTAACCATGTGAATGACAAAGGGAAGCGTGGCATACGCACTCTTGAAGTGCGGATTCGTGGATTGCGCGAGAAACTCAATCCCCTTCTTCCAAAACTCAACGAGCGCCGATTGTAATTGTCCGACCTCCGACGACGCTGAGATATTGAGTGTCGTGTTGGTGGCAACAGGTATACTGGAGTCAGTCATTTGTCCTCCATGGACGGGGAGGGAGCCGTACCAAGCGGCCCCTCCCGTTTTTATTCACCACGCGGAAACAGCACTTCAATCGCACAGCCGAAAAACTGCGCGACCTTGTGTGCGTTCCGCACCGTGATTCCATCGTAACGCTGGCGCACTAAGTCGGAGACGTAGGACTCAGGCACGTCGATGGCGCGTGCAATCGTACGCTGAGTGACCCCAGCCAATTCAATCGCTTTCCCGACACGATTCGAGTTGACGGGTTCGCGCCGCAGTGTCGAGACATGGTGCGTAGTGAGCGTGGCGTTCGGCATAAAGACAGTCTACTGTGAAACGTGTATCTGGGTCAACCCGCCGTGAACGCTCGACACAAACCACACTTGACAGGAGTATTGCCATCGTGCTAAACTACATTACTCAAGTAGCAGTGAACGATGCATGAAACACAAGGAGAGGGATCATGACTGTAAGGTGTCGACCGTGGCTACCTAACGCGGAACACGTTGCCACGCTCATCGCGCGCGGGAACGAGAAAGACGACGAGTTCGGCAGCGTGAAGGAACGCCGCACGACCGCGCGTCGAGAGGCGAAAGCCCACGGTCACCGTCTGCACCCGTGGTCGTTCCAAGGATCTCGGAGGTGGACCTCGTACTGTGCCGAGTGCAAACAAGTCTTCATCGTCGACGATGCCTGCTCGAACTTCGGCGGACGTATGCAGTGTGGACCGTGCGTCGTGACTGGAAGGGCATAAGGTGCAAGAGATGCCTGCTGACGCCACGCTCGCCATCGCCGCAGCCGTGGCCCTCTTCGTCTTCGGCTGTCTCGTGTTCTACCTGTCAGACCAGGAATAGGGGGTATCCCTGCCTACGAGCGTGACCACGAGCCGCGTCTGAGATACCGTGCCAGCACCAGGGCGCGACTCCCAACCTGGCGCGCGTAACGACTGTCCAATAGCTCTGCACTACTGGTCTCCCAATCTTTCACCGCAATCGCCGCACGCATCTTCCTGAAGCTGTCAATCGACCCCATGTTGAAAAGCAGGGAAACGATGACCGCCTTCCGCACGTCGTTTAAACCGTTGAACCATTTATACGTCCGCGCTTTCTTGGTCGCACGCTGAATGTCGTGCTTGAGGAGCGTCGTGATTTCACGCGGAGTCACACCACCACTCGTGAGGTTGCGCCCGACGCCAATCGTCAGGTTCCCGACCAGCGTATCTCCCACGCGCAGTGTTTTCCCGGTCGCATCGTCATAGGCCCGCAGTCTCACCCCTTCGTGAGTCCTGAGCATCTCTTCCAATGACTTCATCGTGAGACCTTCATCGCCAGGACAGCACCGACCATACTGCCTGTCGCATACGACACCCACCCATACGGCACCTCATCGACAGCAGCCAGTACATTGGTATACCAACAGCAGCCGATCAGGAATGCGCCGGCCGCAATCCGACGCAGGTCACCGAGGTGGATGGCTCGTGTCTGCCACGAGACCAGTCCCACAAGAATCACCCCTCTGACAAACAAGAGGGCGTAGCTACTTCTCATGGTCGACGGCTTCCCCATAGAGAAACGCATAGGCGTCAGCAGCGGACTTCCCCTCAACCGCCATCTGCTGAAGTTGGTCTTTGACAGTCTTGTAGTAGACAGGGAGATCCAAGAGTTCATCCTCCAGATTCCGCATCGCTCCAGGCTTCGTCCAGAGTTCTCCGCCATGCTCCTGCTGACCTCGATGATACTTCTCGGCCATCGCGCGCTGAAGCCACTTCAGAATCGACTCAATGTGTGCTGTTGGACTGGTAAACCGAAACACCACAAGATGATCCATCCTCTTATGAGACAAACGACCATGCCGACAATGCGAAACGCGGGGAGTGGAAATCAGATACTGGTGAGGACACCGTCATCGTAACCGGAGACATCCTGACCGTGCCGAATCCGTCTCAGCTGTATTCAAACATATTTGGCGGGACACTGACAGAATCTGTCGCAGTAACTCGTCACTAGACGCCGAATGTTGTGCGATCGACGTCCTGCTCTCCTGAGCATGAGTTTCGACAGCGCCCAGCAATTGAGACGTGAGGAAATACACCAGATACAAGGCGATGGCACTCGGGATACCGACCTGCGCGATAAAGCGCGTATACCACGGGCCGTTGCTGTTAGGAAGAGACATCTACTGAACCGACCGCCTATCGGTGCCGCGCCCCGACACGATTACGCGCATGGGTCAAAGCCAAGGGATTCCGTATGAGAGGCTCGCTCTGCGAGTGAGAGACCACGAAAGCTGTCACAGCCAGTCTCTCGCGCACGGCGCATCTGATCCGCCAGCATATTCGTGATGTCCTGACTGAATCGCGCGTACAGCCACGCTTGCAGCGAACTAAACTCACGCACCTCTCTGGTCACGGCTGGTGTGTCACTCGTCGCTGGCGTCACAATCTCCGTGACGAGCGGGTCGTTGACATCCCAAGCTGCCGTGAGACCAGCCTGCTGCTCCGGTTGCACGATCACGGTAATGGTTTGGGCAGTAACAGACGTTGCCACCAATAAGAAGGCGAATATGAGAGTAAGACGCATAAGGATCTCCTAAGAACAAGCAGTCACAATCCCGTTGATTGTGGTGACAGCCGCTGCTGAAGTGCAGTCGACGCCCGCTGAGCCCTCGACATAAGGCACGATGGTATTAAAATCCCAAATCACCAGCCCGGTGGACGACGTAAGCTCAACCGCATTTGCCGTCGTCTCGAAGTCAAAGGTGATGTTCTCGTTATTGGTATTGCCAACCGAGGCGAGGAGCACTGTTCCAGTCTCTAGAATCGTGAACATGTTGCCTTGGCCCGAAGCGAGCACACGAAACACGCCCACTTCTGAGGAGTCGTCGTCCACCTCCATAATGATCCCGGAGTTGGATTTGATGATGAGGTTCGACCCAGACACAGCATCTGCAATGATTGTCGCATCCCCGCCAGTCAGTCTCAGTCTGCTATCGGAACTGCCCGTGCCAGTCCAATTCAGGACCGAGGCACCGGTTGTTGTGCCCAGGGTGATCTCGTTCGCCGTGTCGTCAAGATTGATGGTGAGACATTCATCGGCACCATTCCCCTCACCACAAATGCTCAGCAGACCGTCCCCGTCCTCGGTCAACCCCACCCCGTCTGAGCCCCCGAGTCGGAGTGTACCGTTGGTGATCTGAAGATCGCTCGACTGCGTGACATTTCCACCCTCGTCAGCCGACCAGATGGTCGCGTTCGAGCCGCTGAGAATGTTGAACGTCTCACCAGTCGCCGCGTCCTCGTCCAGGTGAAAGATGAAACTGCCGTCCGCGAGAAACACCATGTCGAGTCCGGCTCCGTCTTGGATAATTTGGCAGTCGGTAGCGTCTTGGCCGCAGTAAAGGTCGCCGTTGAAACGCCCATCTCCCGCTGTGCTGAGTTCAAACACGGACACATACGACCCACTGGCGAACGTGTTGAAGTGGATGTCGTTGTCAGACGCGACGTTTGAAATCCTCCAACTGTCGGCGTTGTCATCTGACTGATCGGACTCAAGGATAAGGTCGGCGTCGTCGCCTTCAGTCTGGGCAGTGAAGGTGAACGTCCCCAGTTCATCAAACATGACAATGGCCGCACCGGCCCCGTCGAGGACTTCAAGCGTGCCAGAATCGTCCGCGTCTGTGTCCAGTTGGAGATGAATGTCCTTCTCGGACGAAATGACGCAGTCCAGACCTGCCCCGACCGCACCACATTCAATCACCCCGTCGACCACCACGAGGGTCGGGACAGTGCTGCGAGACGGGATGATGGTGACCTGTGCGCCCGCACTCGTCGGCCACAGCGCCGCCAGAAGAACAGCAAGAGAGATCCAGTGTGTCATTATTGGTCGTCCTCGACGTCAGCCACGGGCGTCTCCTCCGGCGCACACGCCCGAAGGTTGATGTCATAGGTGCAGTCGAACGTCTCGCTAACCTCACGCACAAGGGTGACGATGGCGACCTGCAACTCGTTCCTCTGCTTCGCAAGATCAGCCATGTCTCTATCGAGGAGGTCTTGGCCCAACTGGATGCTGTTCTGACGCTGCGCGAGAAGGTCGATACGCAATCCGATAACCTCGTCCGTCAGTGCCGTCGCACGAGGCAGTCCTGTGGACTCATCAGCCGCTTCTTGGCCGATGAGTGGCACCACGATGAGTAGCACGAACAGGATCGTGAATAGTAGCCGCGTCATGGGGTGAAAATCTCGCAGGTGATAGACAGGACTCCGCTGGTCGACCCTGTCCGAAACCATTGAATCGTGCGGGCGATGTCGTTCCCGCTGATGACCAAGACGTCTCCAACGTCCATCACCGTCCCAACGGTTGCAGACGGGGCCGTGCCGTCGTAGCGGTATCGCACCTGCGCCGTCGCCAGACGAGCGGTGCAGTAATTGTTCTGTGGATAGCCTGCCGGGTTCACCACGGAATCCGTGATGCCCGTTGCAGACGCCGCCACGGTCAGTGCTTCAAACTCGATGTTCTCTTGCGCGATGACAGGAGCCACCAAGGCCAGCATCACCGCTATCAGTGACAATCGTCTCATCTCGTTCTCCCTTACCGCACAGACCCGCCAGTATGCCAGTTCCAACCATATCACGAGCAGCCTGGACACAGACTGTGATGGTATTAGCTAGTCCCTCATGATTGCAGGACAAGCCATACGTGCCGCTCTATCCCAGATCGGTGCGTGCCTCAAAGTCTACGCCGTTCCATCTCAGCACAGACCAATCCTCCTGGTCACGGTCAGTCACTTCGATATGCGTGTCCGGGACAGCCTGCCTGTCGTCTCCAGGCGGAAACTGACTCTCAAGTGTTGCCACCACGTTCCCGTCGCCATCAAGTTGAACGAACATACGCATCAGTAATACTCCACAACTTGGTATGTCGTACGACCATTACTATTATCAGGGGCCGTCGCCATCTCCACCGTTACCGTGGTCGCGTCCGTGAGATACAACGTCACCAGGGCTTTATTGACCGCGGTCTGCTCCGTTCTATTTCCGCTGTACGAAATCAGTGACTTCGATGCATCAACCGACGTGATGGTGGCCGTATACGATGTCCCGCTTGAAAGATGATTGATCGTGCCTCGCTGTATCGACTTCACGACACTGGTTGCGTACGACATAGTCCATCCTCAGAAAATGTGCCAGTTGCTACCGTCGCACACTAGCGACAGGGACGTGTATTGAGCCGCGATGACCCGCGTCGTCGCGCCGTCAATCGTCTCCGACGCATTGCCGTCGATAGTCACCGTGTTCGCGCTCGAATCGAGCTTCTTTATCTTTACCTGACGGCCTGAATTCGATGACGCCGCGTACAGCGTAATCGTCCGATTGCCACCACTGGCGTCCACCGTGATCTGACAATCCGTGCCAGCGTCTCCCAGAGTCACCGTATAGTCCGCTGATTTGGCTAAAACGGTAACGACTGCCGAGGTGAACGACAGCGTGCCTGACCCGTCTGAGGTCAAAGCACCAGCCGCGTCAGCAGACGGCAGCGTCAGTCCATACTCCGTCCCTGCCGCAACACGCAACGCTGTATTTAATTTCGTGGCTCTCGCCATTACGACGTCCTCACAAGTTCAAGACCCCACGCCTGCACATAGCTCGCTGCATTGCCGCTGATCGCCTTGATCCCATAATTCTTGCTGGCCCCAGAAGCGGCAAACGTCACCGCTGAACTCGTCACCACTTCTCCCGTGATAGACGTGCTGCTAATCGTGACAATCGCCGTATCGGGACTGCCGTCAGTCAGATTCACGAGTGCGGCTGTCGCAGCGTGTGACGCATTGGGCGTCAAGAGCATCCCACGAATAGACCACACCCCCGTGACATCAGCCGAGTCGAGCGGGAGCACCTTCGTGCCTGGACACAGCTTATCGACCGTAGTCCCACTCGGGTAACTTGTATCATTGATTGCCTGGCTCGCGTCACCGAAGAACGGAAGATTCTCTCCAATGACCGTGGTTGACAACGTGAGAGCCTGGACGTTATCCACTGTCCAGACGGTCACATCTGCGCTTGTTTTCAAGATGAACTTATAGGAATTCGAGGAAAGAAAGATGGTGGCTCGACCCGCTGAATCCAACACGACTGGATTGGCATTGGGCGTCGTTAACGCGCTAGACGTATACGTGTCCTGTGCCGTCGTCGTACCAGCCTCATACGCATAGAGCTTGCCGCCATTCAGCGGATTCCCGTCAGAATCAAGCCCCGTGAAGATGGGGTCCGGGATCACATTGCCTGTTGCCATCGTCTCTGTCCTTCAACTATTTACGTTTTTCTTTCTAGAGAAGTAGGATTAGTGATAGAGCGGATCGTTATCGTAATACTGCCGAGCCAAGTCAATCATATCGTTCCATAACTCCTGCTCCTCATCGCCGCGCTCCTTCGCTGTCTTATTGTCAAATTTCTCATATAGGTCGTTAATACGCGACCGATAGAGAGACAGCATGGTTCGCGTGAACTTGATTAGCGGCTCTTTACTGAGAAGGTCCCTGTGGTCACGATAATCTTCCATCCATTCTTTCTCGCGTCCACCCTCCATCTTAATCCTCATGTCACGTTTCACCCCATCAAGTTCATTCGCTTCCTCGTAAAAGTCCACGAGCGACCTGGCACTCCCACCTGAAGAAGTCGGACGGAACAACGCTCGTAATCCCCACAAACGGGTCATGGGCGTGCCTTTTTCTGGAACAGGCGGTCGCACTAACTGGGCAGCGATAGGATTCTCAATTCCGAGGAACTCCTCAGTTCTCATGATCATATCAGTGGTATCCGTCGCATACTTGCCAATCGCGGCAGTATAACCCTGAATCAGATGGTCGATATGAGCCGCACCGAGGAACGGTCGACCAAAGAGCTTCGACAGTTGACGCGCTGTCTCAGACGTATACCTATTGGACTGATACTCAGGGCTGATGACATTCCAGTCATACGGACTGACAATCGGCGCTCGACGGAAGATAGAGCGGTTGAACCCAGCCTCAACGATAGGGAGAATGATGGTAGGAATCATGGTTCCTATCAAGCTTATTGCAGAGTCTTCATCTGGGAAGATTTCCTCGATGAACTTCTTGCCGTCCTGTCCTTTATAGACGTAGTCCAAGGCAGATTCAGGGATGTTGCCGAAGAGATGCGCGAGTTCCCACGGCTTTGGAATCGTAAACCACTCGTGGTTTTTATGTTTCCCTAACGCAAACCACCAGTAGGCATCCTTCTGATACTGTGAAAGTTCCTCGTATTCAGGATCGTCCTTATTGAAATACCACGCCAACATAGAAAGCAGCGTGATACTACTAAGTGCCTTGACCGTCGACCCGACAGGATCTCTGGTAAAGACCTCCACGAGACGTGCTTTCCCCTGAAGACCGGCATTAAAGAACGCCTTCATCTGGTTCATCTGGCGTCCAAAACTTCCCATCCGCTTGAAGTTCACCGTCACTTCAGCGGCCCCATACGCGGCTTGAGCGCGTGCCTCTTCTGGTGAGAACCCCTCCCGCTCCAGCCGTTTGACAGAGAGCATGAAGTCACCTACACGAGATGAGTTTTCCATAAACTCTTGAAATCG